TGATGAGTGAGATTTGGCGAGTATTAAAAGTTGGAGGAAAATTCTATTCTAAGACTCCTGCATTCCCTCATGCGGCAGCTTTTTGGGATCCAACGCACGTAAATATAATCACAGAACAAACATTTCCATTTTATTTCGACAATGAAAAGATGTGGGCTAAAGAAGTTTATGGCTTCAAAGGTCAATTCAAAATCGAAAGTCAGACATGGGATGGACCACATTTATTAAGCACATTAGTTAAGTGCTAAATAGATAACCCACTCAAAAAGTGGGTCAAAAACGAAAGGAAAAATATGAAAGCACTATTAGCGGCTGTAGTATTTCTGTCGGCATTATTCTTTACACACAATGCCATTGCGACAGAGTTGCCAACATTTAAAGAGATTTCGGATGCGGCAACAGCACCGAAAAATTCTAGCAAATCAGACCTGTATTGGATGGCAATGAACATCTATTATGAAGCAGGCGGAGAACCTCTAATCGGTAAAATTGCAGTTGGCGCAGTTACCCTTAACAGATTAAGAGACAGTAGATTCCCTAAAAACATTCGTGATGTTGTGACAGAACCACAACAGTTTTCATGGTACAATAGTAAAATTGCAAACACGCCACCAGCAGACAACAAAAAATGGAAAGAGTGTTATGAGGTTGCGAAGATGCTGTTGACAAAGACAGTAGGTAGTGATATAATTAAACTCTTAGAGGGCGCAACGCACTTTCATGCCACTAATATTAAACCAGATTGGGCGGCAAGAAAAACAAAAGTTGCGACTATTGAAGGGCATGTTTTTTATAGAATGTAAGGGCGATTTAAAATGAGTATTATGAAAACTGAGATTAAGATGAGATCGTATCAGCGTAAGAATGGTTATCCAGCTTACTACTATGCATCAGAAAGCGAAATAAATAATTCGAATTTTCGTACAGCAAAACCAGCAAAGGTGCAAACACAATTTGGCTACTACAAAAACGGTAGAATTACATCAGTACGATTCTATGAATCTTAAGATTTTAACTCAGAAAGAATTTGAATCTGAAATCAAAAAGATTCAATTCGATAGGCACCCAATCACAATGATTGATGCTATTATTGAATACTGCACTATCAAAAACATTGAAGTCGAAACTGCGGCTTCTTTAATTACACCTCGCATGAAATCTTCAATTGAAGGCGAAGCAATGAAGTTGAAGATGATTACGCCCAAAGCTAGATTACCTATTGAGGTCGAAGACTGATGAAGATGGATGCTATAGACGCATACAAGGTTTACTTAGGGATTAAAAATCACTTCACACAAGATAGCTACGATTGGTTCAAGTATAACAAGAAAGTCAATGTCACATACGATTCTTTTTTGAAACGTAAAGACAAAATCTTTTTTGCTAAACTTGGCAATCGTAAAGATGCTTACTTAGAAGAATTTTTAGTTTCTAATTTTCTACACGACACAAAAATGTGGGTCGGTGAACTTCTGTCTGAAGAGTGTGAAGAACGCTATAAAGAATGGAAACGCAAACAAGAATCGTTGACGTATGTATTTAAAAATGAGATGGATTTTATCTCTGGTTGGAAGCCAGATGAACTAAATGAATTTTTTAATCTTAAAGGTGGAGATCATCCACCAATTATCAAGAAATATTTAAGAGGAGAAATCAGTCTGGAGACTCTAGCAATATTGAATTCACTATTGCATTTTGTCAAAAGATATGATACAATGATACATGATCCAATCTACAAAGAGGTAAGCAAGTTATGCAAAAAGTACCAGCCCTTTTTAAATTACGATACGGCACGGATGAAAAAGTCACTCAGAGAGTTAGTAGTGGCGTAGTGGCAGTAATGAGTAAACCCAAGAAGGTTTGCCGTCTATTGTCACAAAAAGAGAATTGTGATAGACTATATACTATAGTAGATTATGATAAAAGTGGACAAGCAAAACATACATTCAATACTTAACATACAAGGAATATACTAATATGGCATCAACATCATTTGCAGATTTGAAAAAGTCACGCACCAAAGATTTGGAAAAACTCACAGACGCAGTTTCCAAACTCACAAACAAAGAAGAAGGTAAGAAGTCTTATGAAGACACCCGATTCTGGAAACCCACAGTAGACAAAGCAGGCAACGGATTCGCAACGATTCGTTTTCTTCCCGCACCCGCAGGTGAAGACGTGCCTTGGGTTCAAGTATTTCAGCACTCGTTTCAAGGTCCTGGTGGATGGTACATTGAAAACTCGTTGACTACACTCAACAAGAAAGACCCTGTGTCTGAACACAATAGCATTCTATGGAACTCTGGTTCTGATGCTAACAAAGATATTGCACGTAAGCAAAAGCGTAAGTTGCAGTATATCGCAAACGTTTATATTGTCAAAGACCCTGCAAACTCTGACAATGACGGAACAGTTAAGTTGTTTAAATTTGGCAAGAAGATTTTTGACAAGTTAAATGAAAAGATGAATCCCGAGTTTGAAGATGAGACTGCTGTCAATCCATTTGATCTCTGGGAAGGTGCGAACTTCAAGTTGAAGATTCGTAAAGTTGAAGGCTATCAGAATTATGATAAGTCTGAGTTTGACACTCCAGGACCATTGTCTGGTGATGAAGATGATTTAGAGCGTATTTGGAAACAAGAGTACAACTTGTCTGAATTCTTAGATGAAAAGAACTTTAAGTCTTATGATGAGTTGAAAGCACGTTTGAACAAAGTGCTTGGGCTTGAAGATGGTTCTTCTGGTGATAACTATCAGTCTATTAAACCTAACGTACCAGTTACTGCTTCAGCTAAACCAGCGCCAGCACCTGCTAAGAAAACTACAGTTGCAGACTCAGTTGTTGATGACGATGAAGACTTAAGTTATTTTGAGAAGTTGGCTGAAGATTAATATTTCGTAATCTCCTTTGTGACTTGACGGGGAAGCAGTAAAATGCTTCCCCTTTTTTCATTAAGCTATAGCTATTTCAGCATTCACACTTGAGTCAGTAATAGCATTTCTAGATGAAGACAACATACTTGTATAAGTTATATTTTGAGATTGATCTGTAGTTGTTGAACTATTGTCTGATACAGTATTAACAGTCACACCTTTGCTTGCTGAAGCACCTGCGACTTCAGCAGAACTAGCAATAACAGTTGCAGATACTGTTGATTTTGCGGGTGTCACAAAGTCTGCCATAGTAAGCCCACCACTCTTGTCTACGTCATATATTGGATTACCATCTTTGTCTAACATCAATACGTCAGTATCGTATTTTTTTACTTTGTAAGTGTTAACATTTCCAAATCCATCATCACCTAGCTGATCTACCATAGTAAATGGTGCTTCAACATATTTACCTTCTTTTTGACTATACACTTGAGGGGCGATGTAGTCCGATGAACTTTCACCTTGAATGTACTGTTCGGCCATCTTTGTATTAAATTTATAATCAGCCAACATCTTGTCTTGTTCTACAGTACCAAATACACCAGAAGAAACCGAAGTGTCAATTTTAGATTTTAATGATGACGTTAACTCATTGCCAACTTGTGCATATGTGAGTTTGTGTAAATCAGTTACGGCTTTATCAACTTGTGCTGATTTGTTTGCATAGTCACGTTTAAATATATCTGCAACAAACTTTATAATAGATGTTGCGGCTGTAGAACTATTAAATGTGTTATCCAGTTTACCCAACCCAATAAAACTTTGTGAGTTTTTCGGATCACCAGAGTCTGCGTGGAATTTTATGCCATCATTTTCAATAGTGACCATAATAAATTCATATGAAGATTTTTCTTTTGTTTCTACTTCAGCACTCTTTGTTGCATTAAACCCAACGTTGAGTAAAGCATCAGCAATCGGTTGCCATTCTTTTGGCGGAGTATCGTAGCCAACGTCTAAGTTTGAAAATGTCTTAGCGTTGATATCATTATTGTCTAAAACACGCATTATTCTTGACATTACTGGTTTAGGAGTTCGTTTCTTTCTCTTAAACAGTTTATATATTACCGCGGCCGCAAGAAGATATGGTGCCGCCGCTAGTAGAGTACTACCTAAAGTACCACCCGCCGCTGATGCCGCCGCTGCCGATCCACCCAATGTGTCTGCTAGAAGAACTGCTTCGGTAACGGCCGCACTCTGGCCAACAACCGCGGCTGTCGTCCCTGCGGCAGCCGTGCCTGCTAGTGCTGTTTCTGCCGCTATAGCCGCAGGTGCGGCCGCTGACGATGCGGCCAAAGTGCCCGGTGCAACTCCAAGTGCTAATGCATTTCCAGATGCAATGCTGGCCGCTGTTGGTGCGGCTGATGCACCAAATATACTTGGAAACGCTGTTTTAGCACCAGCTAAAAGTGTACTGCCGTAATTGATAATGCTACTACCCGCTTCGGTTCCTTTAATTGCATTGAATGCATATTCACCACCGATTGATAATCCTTTATTAACTGCCGCACTCGCAAGCAGTTGCATGTAAGGATTTTTAATACCTAATTTTTGAACAACTTTTTGTGTGAGAGCCGCTTTACCAAAATCAAGCGCCATATTACCAACTTCGGCAAAAGCACCCATCATTCCTTTATCGCCAGGCTTAACACCAAGTAGTTGATTAAAGAATCCACCAGCAGACGATCCACTTCCTGACCCACGTTGCGAAAGCAATTCATTAGTTCTTACTTGTTGTTCGTATTGCGAGTCACTAATTACTCGTTGTAGTGCCGCTCTCTCATCATCTGATTTGCTTGCCTCCAAGAAATCTTTTTTCGCTTGCATTTCCCTATCTTTTGCAAGATTTATTTGCTCAACTAATAATTTAGCTTCAGGACTAGTGGTTGTGGTTGAAAGTCTACCTGTGTCACCATATGCAAATGCTGGATTAGCGGCAAGTGCCCTTTGTGCATCACCAAGATTTAAGTTTCCTATGCTACCGCCACCAGGCATGCCTCCGTACTGACCACCATAACCACCGAACGCACCCATCTGTCTCATTCGTGGGTCCATGTTACCCATACTAGATGGTGTAGTTCCTAACGCACTATCAATTGGGCCCATGATACCAGCACCCAACACATTCGCCATGTATCCAATGCCGTCTGCAGGTGATGCAAATCCATATTTTGCAAATATAGTTTCTGCACCAAGCGCAACTTTTCCTCCACTCATGCCGTATATTATTTGTTCAAGTGCAGTTACTTTGCCTGCTTTAGTTCCTTTAGCGAGATTGCCTAAAATCTGCCCACCAAGAATATTTGCTTGGTCGGTATTCATACCGAGTGAACCAAAGATACCTTTTGCTACAGACCTAGCACCAACTTCCATGTAACCAGTTGCGGCTTTGCTGAAGATTTGTCCGAATGCAGGACCGTATTGCTTACCGAATATTGATGTTCCGAGTTTAGTAAGTTGTGGTGTCAGACCCAACATCTTGTTGAGTTGTTCACCTCTGTACATTTGCCCGGATGCTGTTTGTTGACTTACATTTTTATATCCGCCTGGATACAATGCTTTCATCAACGAACCAGAGATTGTTCTTGTTAGTTGTTTTTGTAAAGAATCTCTAAATTGTTTATTTGCTTCTCTGAGTAATAGTTCAGGCGATTTAAATTTGCCGCCAGACATTGTAATTCTATTAATCTTAACTTCTTTAGCAGTAATGCGAGTATTTTCTTTGATACCGCTTAGTTCTTTTAGAACTCTTTGATTATTTGCTTCTTTTTCTCTTTGTGTGAAATATCCTTGGCCACTTGCTCTTCTTATTTCAGCGTCCACTTGGGCTGAAGTGAGAAGTGTTGGATTGTTTACTCCTGCACTAGCATAGGCTTCGGCTACACGACCATCACCCATTTCAATCAACGGAGTCGATGATGAACTTGGAGTTATAGAAACTTTTTTTGCTTGTAAAGCAGAACCTTTGGCACCAACTTCTCCAGAATCTGCGTTACCAGGTTTTGGTGTTTCAGCTTCACGATCTACTTTAGTTAATTTTGCTTTTTTTCCTAGTTGAATAAAGTCTCTAGGGTTTTTTGATACACCATTTAAACGAATCTCGAAGTGTAAATGTGGACCAGAAGAATGACCAGATGTTCCAACATATCCAATTACAGTTCCTGCTGTCACTTTCGTTCCGGGCATAGAATGCGACATGTGCAAATGTGCGTATAATGTTGTGTATCCGTTTCCGTGATCCATCATCACGAAATTGCCTGTCCTATCATTATGACTATTTACAGTAATCAGACCATCTGCGGCAGCCACAACTGGCGCACCATAATATAACGCTAGATCAACACCTTTGTGTGTATAATTCTGTTTATATTTTGGTGGTCCTCTTTGTTCGTCATGTTCACTAGTTACGGTATATGAATCTCTTAACGGAACTCTCCACTTCAAACTTGAAGTTTCGTTTCCACCAGAAGTAGTTGGTTGACCAACAGGTGATGTGCTTTCTGTTGGCGCACGACTCTTGTAAGCACCCATAGTGCCTGCCTGTGTTGATCCTGCTGTGCCTTGAGTTTGAGGAGCACTACTTGGTCCACGATTTGCGGCCGCGGCAGCCGCACCTGCGCCAGTGCCAAGAGCAAGAGAACCAGCAGTACGAGGATTTCCCGAAAGAAATTTAAAGAGGGCGGGCCCGCCTAAAAGAACTCCTTTTAACAAACCTTTTAACAAACTAACAAAGAAACCATCACCTTCTTCTTGGGCAACTGCTTCACCACTTCCACCTCTACCTCCACCACCAAGCCCCGAATTTTTAATTGCATCAATGAGTGCTTTGTTTTGTTGCGCTCGTTCTCTAGTTTCTTCTTCTGCAAACGTCTGTCTATATTTTTCAGCTTGGACAGATACTCTATCAGCCCGTGCTGAAAAAGTAGTATTGGCATTAATCTGTGCCAACTGTTGAATCATTTGTGCAAATGGATTTCCTGTGATTGAAGATTTTGTTGAAGATCCGCCGGGCATATCTGTGACTGGCTGGTTTGCATCTTTACGTAACGATGAAAGTGCGCCATAGCCAGCAGTCAATAACGGCACCTCAGAAAGCATTGCACCTTTGAGACCAGATCCAAAACCGCTAACTATACCTTTAGCAGAATCTTTAAGTGTTTGTCCTAATGCGGCTCTATATCCTACTCGGGCTGTAGTGCCAGCCGCGGCACTTGCGGCAGTTCGTCCAAGACCTGCAAGTATTCCTAGTGGGGCTACCATTTTAATTATCCTCTGTCAAACACAGAGTCTGGGTCTGCTTCTGCGAATCTCGCTGATTTTCCAGTTGCTGGTTTTGATGTTGCGCCAAAGCTAGACGTTGACGCTCCAAATCCTGAATTGCTACCAAAGCTATTTGAGGTTGATGAACCAAAACTATTGGATGCTCCGAATCCGCCTGCTGACGGAGAGCCATATGTTGTTGTGACGCTTTGTCCCAAGGGTTGCATTCCGCCATTGTTTGCTCCTGCTAGTTTTTCTTGTGTACGTCCGAAAGCCGCAACACCAATAATAGCACCCATAGAGAGGTGGAATAAACCTGCGCCCTGCAAAGTGATTGGTTGCCATGCGGTCACAGGTTGTTTCAGAGAGGCTTGTAGTATAGACCATAACACAGGAAAAATAATGAAGTCAGTCACACAGGTTAGCATATAAATCCAACCCATCATTGGACGCCATTTGGCGTTCATCCAATCTTCTTTTTTCTTTTCACTATCACTCAGTTTTTCATATTCTTTTTTTGTAGACATTAATATTAACCCCTTCTTTGCGCTTGATTTTGCTGTTGTATTCTGTCATTTTCTTCTTCTATATGCTGACTTAATAACATTATGTAAATATCACGCTCAAAAGGAATCATATTTTCCAAATCATCCAAACTGTATTTATGATGTTGCATTAGAGCAAAATTAGTTTTATAATAGTTTATTAAACTATCGTGCCCCATCACAATGCGAAAAAATTTCCCATTCCCTCCAATGTAACTTCATCTTCACATCCACAACCAGTACACTTCCATTTGATAGTGTGCTTTAGTTTTGGCATTGTTTCAAAGAAATTCATTACATTTTTAAACTGGTCTTGAGAAAGACTGTCAATAAATTCGCTTATCTCTTTTTTCGTAGAATCTTCTTTCTTGTATACTTCATTTTTATCATAAATGTAATCTATACATTCAATTAGCATTTCAACTGCAACATCTAATTGACTTAAGTTGTCAGTATCAATGTCAGTAAAATTTGCTGTTGGATATTTTAGTTTAATACCCAAACCTGTAGCCTCATCAATTATAATTTTATCTGTATGACTAATAGTCTTTTGAACTTCAACTTCCATAATGTTGAATGCAAACTTAGTTACATGGTCACACGCTTCACCTTTAGTGTTTAGCCCTGTAGGATGACGTAACTGCAAATCTACTGTTTCACCAATAGACTTACCACGGAGTCTCATAAAGAAATACTCTAAATCAAATGTTGGCAATTTATCTGTTTCAATGTCACCAATAGCGCAATTATTAATAATTTGCTTTACTGCTGTCATAATTGCTTTAGGTTCTCCACTCTCTAACGCAAGCAAAAGAATCTTCTGCTCTTTCATTAGAAATGGGCGATATTGAACTGATTGACCAGTTGATGATAAAGTCAATTCAAAGATTGGTGTGTTAATTTTCGGCAAAGCCATAATGTACCTCCAGAGGTGTTAATGATTAAAAAATTTAAGTTGTTTTTGGTTTAGAAAAACTATAATGACGATAGAAAAAAGTAACTCCAAAACGTTGATACGAATTTACTTCTTCCCATGTTGCGTTCATTGGCGAAATGGTTATAGGATACACATCATTCATTCTATATCTTATAAGTGTATTTCCAGCCTCATCTAATTGATTAACTACTAGTGTGACTCCTCTAGCATAATCGTTAAAATATGAAATTAATCCTCCAGTAGGAGTACCGTTTCTTTCTCCTGAGGCAGGACCAACAATAGAGTCAATCCACGATTCAAAAAACACACGTTCTTTCATATCAGGCGAACATATGACAGAAATTGTAATGTCATTGTATGTAACATCATATGGAAGTTTTAAAGCTGGACCACCCCCGCCTGTGTCATCTGATGTAGCAATAGAACGACCCGGAAACTCAGCTTTTTCACATCTGAATGAGAAGTCGTTAATGTCTGAAACACCTCTTTCTCTCAGAAGGGCATTTAATACCTCATTACTTTCCCAACCATCTAATATTGCTTTAAATAAATTAGGGCGAACTGGTTTGCCAATAGCATTCTTGAAATCTGAGATTTTAAATGCTGAGTTTTTTTTGTCAGTAATAAATTGTTCGTCAAATTCAGTAACCATTTTATGTTCTTCCTATCTGTTTTCGTGAATCTTCCCAAACACGACCTGTGTCTGCTTTTCTGAAAGACTCTGTTGGTAGAAAAATAGCAATGTCCCACTCATTTACTTGTACTTCTAAGAATTGAGAACGTACATGACTTCTTAAATATTTCTTTAGCATTGGTTTAAAGAATCTGTACTTAGATGCAGACTGTAGAATGGAGTATGAAATTTTAACTTTTGTTGTGTCATCATATTTCTTGTTTGTTAATGTAGAATACAATGCATTCATTAATTTAGCACGTAAGACTGGCGGTAAATAGTGAAAGTTGATCCCTAAGAATCCATCAGCGTCCATTCTCACAGGAAAAATTAACGGAAATGTGTCGTAGTATGGCAAATCATTTTTTGTTTTTGGATCATACTTGAATGCGTACATATATCCAAATTCCATTGACGAAACTTTTCTCGCTTCATCGGTTCTTTTCTCAAAGGCACCTGGACTTATGTTTGACATTAATTTGCCTGCGGCTGACCTGTACCAATCCCTTGCCGCAACTGTTCTTGCAGGAATGATGCCTTGTCTAGCGCCTTGAATGAGTATGTTATCAAATATCATCTTCTATTTATCTCAAATCTTTATCGGTTATGATTTTAAATTCCCAATTTCTTTCAATTGAGTACTTTGTTGCGGCTTCCCACTTTGCTTGATTTACGCCCCATGTCATTACTTCATTGATAAATCGTCTAGTTGGTTTACCATTTGGTGTGTTTTTTCTAACTGGAGGGCGTGTTTGTATGTCTGGCTTGACTTCAATCAATACAGATTTTATCTCTCCGTTCTTGTCTTTGTACTTCATCCAAAAATCAACAAAGTATCTGTGATATCTATTATCAATCGGTGACACATACGGCACAACAACTTCTTCAGAAGACCACTCAAGTATGGATGGAGTTTCATCACAGTAGACCATGAATCTACGTTCCAACAAACTACGATATGTAATATTAGTTGGGTTACCTTTGTACTTTTGATAGTTTTTAGGTTTAAATTTACCTTTGTATGACATAAATAGAATGATGATTAATAAAAGGAAAGATTGATGGCAACACCAATATTTACAATATCAACTGGAACTGTTTCGTATCCAGCAATTGAAAAAACGGAATTAGTATTTGGTAGCGATTTTGCTCACTCAGAGTACGTTATTCCTATGGCTAGATTTAAATTTTTTGACCCAACTGGCACCGAATCTACAACAGCACGTCCTATTTATATACGTCTTGGTGGAGCATTCAGCACACAATTATCAAATTCATATCAAGAAGCAACAGGAATATTTGGATCTGTTACACCAGGATCCAACCGTGATGCGGCCAGCATTGGAAACATAACAAGATTAATTGGTTCAATGTTTGATAGTGGAGGCACAGCTTTACAATCATCTATCATAAAATCATTGGGTGCTGGTGGAGGATTTATTGCAAGTGCTGGTCAATCTGGAAAATCTCAAATTGAATTTTTAACAAGAAAAGTGTTTAATAGTTTTCAGCAGTTGATTTATCAAGGTCCTAAATTTAGGGCTTTTCAATTGCCTTTTAACATGAAGCCTACAAGTTATGAAGAAGCAAAAACAATGCGTGATATTATTCAAACATTTCGTATTGCTTCTTCACCAAGAGGCCAGGGATCTAATACGCCTTTAAACGCAGTACATGATAAAAGTGCAGAAGACATTGAGGCACTTGCGAAAGCCAACAAAGACAAATCGCCCGAAGAACAAATTAATGCTTTTGATCTTGCTGATGCCGCAGAGTTATTGGGCGATAATGGGCTGTCTCCTGCACCCCTAACATTTGGTTATCCTGATATGTGTAAATTAGAATTGATTCTTTATCACAATGACAAAAAAGAAATTACAGTATTATTTCAATCAGATTTTTGTATGATTGAAAATGTTGGTTTAGACTATGGTGCATCAAACAAAATGGTATTTCTTGCACCGCCAACACCAACGGGTGGTGGTAAAGCAGATTATTTTCCCTCCGAAGTTAACATGACAATTGCACTAAGAGAAAGCGTATTGGTCACCGCAGAGTACGCAAGCGGGCAAGGACCAGTTGGTTCAGGAATAACAATTTTCTAATTATGTCAATATACACATTCTATCCAAAAGTATCATATAAAATTGATGACCACGATTCTCTTAGAGCAATCGATATTACGTCATCTTTAAAGATAAAAGACTATCTCAAAAGTTACAGAGGTATTGGATTTACGCCATACATAGTAAAAGATGGTGAACGACCAGATTATGTTTCGTATGCGCTTTATGGCAATCCAGACTATGACTGGATCATTATGCTTGTGAATGATATCCACAGTCTGTATGACGATTGGCCAAGAAATTCTGTGGATTTACAAGCATACATTATTGAAAAATATGGCAGTCTCACATCGGCTATGAGTAATGTAAAATATTACTACGATTCAAAAGGCAACATCATTGATTTGACAACTTACAACAATCTTTCTGCTAATGCAAGAACATCAGAAACAGAGTATGAATATGAGTTGAGAAAAAATTCTAATAAATCAAAAATAAAAGTTATTAGTAGATCGCTTATTACATCGATCACATCAGATTTAAACAGTATTACCATGAAGCCTGTCGTATAATGGCCACTAATTTTTCTCCATTCACTATAATTTCTCCTGACATAGGAGAAAAGTCTGATATACAAATCACACAAAACTCAACAGTTGCTCCTGGAATTGGAAACACAGTTGATGTTAAAAGTGTTTTTATTAAAACTCTATACGGCGAGATTGTAAGTTTAATAGGTGTGTATAGAAGCATTGAAATCATTGAAGATATGTTTTCGTCTTGCATCAAGGGTGTAATCACCATTGACGATGCGGGCGGTGGGCTTGAGAAATTTGCAATACGTGGTGGCGAAACGATTGGAATTAAAATTGCAAAGCCAAACAATGGTGATATTATCATTTGGCGCCAAGACTTAGTTGTACATAAGATTGGTGAAAGTTCAGTAGATCAAACTACAATGAACACAACGTATCAACTACAATTTACATCAAGAACTTTTGTCAATTCAACTAAAAAATGTTTGTTTAAGAGTTATAAGAACATGTCAATTGGAACAGCAGTATCGTCTATGTTTTCTGAGATGGGCGGAACAAACGATTTGATTGTAGAAGATCCAAAAATTACTTTAGAGAAACCATTTATATCTACAGGCTTAATGCCACACAAAGCAATTGAAGCTATGGCGCATCGTGCTTGTGCAAAGGGTGGCTTTTATGTATTCTTTGAAAGATTAAATCCAGTATTTGGAACTAATACAAAAACTAATAAGCCGTTTACTTCATCATATTACTTCGGTAGTTTAGAGAACTTAATTAAATACGCAAAAACTTATGGTGTTCACAATATTACTTTTTCACAAAAAACTGTTGCAAATCAAGAAACTAGTTCTATAAGAACAATCAAATTTCAAAGAAGAACAACATTCAATCATATAAATGCAATGTTGTTAGGGCTATACAATACCACAGTAACATCGATAGATCCAATATCAAGAACACACTCAATGAGAAAATTGTCATACGCAAATGCAAAAAATGAATCTGAATTTAAAGATTTTTATTCATTTAAGACACTTGACAACTCAAATATTTTTTCAAGATATGACGATGTTGCTGGAGAGATTCCAGGTAGAAAAATTATTGCATCGTCACTAAATGATTCTGTTAACAGAGATGATTGGCTATTGAATAACATATATGGGCATTTAAGCAAAAATTTATTCAGAATTGCTTTAGAGATTGAGGGTGGTAAAAATACTATTGGCGTTGGTCACATTGTAAATTTTACTGTGCCAAGTGCATTTGAGAAATTAGCAGATCCAACAAATGCAAATATACCTAACGATAAAATTTACTCGGGCAGTTATTTCGTTACTTCTGTTCAGCACAAAATAGGGCTAACATCATATACCAAAGAGTTGGAACTTGCTAGATCAACATTACCATATGATCTTAATACTGGAGTGACACTTTCAACTTCAGAAGCACCAGCATCAAATAAACGATATCAAGATAATACAAATTCAACGACACTAGTAAACAAATATTGGAGAAAAGGTTTGATACCATGAAACTCAAATTTTCAGAGTATGTAGATTTAAAAGACTACAAAGCATATCAACTTGTAGAGAAACAAATTCTTTACAACAACGGCGCAAAGTACGGGCAGATTGTGTTCCTTGCTGGTGGTGCGGCGTCTGGTAAAAGTTTTGCTGTTCAACATTTTATGCAAGGATCAGAATTTAAAGTGCGTGACGTTGATAAATTGAAAATTGCATTTCAAAAATTAGATGAACTTGGTAAATTTACGACTCAAGATTTGCTAGACAAGTATGGCGATAAAATTTCAGAAAAAGACAAAGAACTTATCCAAAAAGAATTGACTGACAAGAATCTGAAGATGGGTGACTTGAATCTTAAGACTCCAACGCATGTATACATTCTACACGTACTTGTTCGTGCTACTGGTTCAAAAGACAAAACACTAGAATTGATGCTTGCTGGTGCTGAAAAAGGTCAATTACCAAACATCATATTCGACAGTACGTTCAAAGAAGTTTCTGACATGACAGATGTTTTGCCAAAATTATTTGCCGCTGGATATGAACCAAAGAACATTCACGTATCTTGGGTTCTGCAAAATTATCAAATTGCAATAGAAAATAACAAAACTCGCCCTAGAGTTGTGCCAGAAGATATTTTGCTTTCGACTCATGTGGGTGCCGCCCGAACCGTATATGATTTGGTAACAAAATCTATGCCACCCTCAGTACAAGGGGGCATTTACGTCATTCTAAATAATAAAGAGAATACAATTTATGTACTTGATCCAAAAACAAATGAACCATACCGAGACAAGAGAGATAATCCTGTTATTAAAGACTTTAAATACTTGACGCTTAAAGAACCAGGAAAGCCCATAAAGACAGAACTTGATGTAAAAAAACAATTACTCACTTGGATTAAAGACAATGTTCCTCCAGGTTCAGTAGACACATCAGAATTAGACAGACTATGAAAAAATTTAAACATTTTATACAAGGCACTACTGTTTCACAAGAAGAGTGGGAAGAAGACGTTTACGGTCCAGAATTAATTGAGACACTCAAACAAGTAGATGGCAGATGGGCGTTAGTCTCTAAGAAAACTAATAGACCTTTGCGCTATTACAAAGGTGAAGGTAAACCATCAGAAGAATGGATTGCTCAACAAGAAAAAGAAATTCAGTACTTTAAGAACATGAGATAATTGATGAAAAATTTTATTGGTCAAGATGGATTCGTTTGGTGGATTGGAGTCGTTGAAGATGTCAACGATCCTCTGAAACTTGGTAGATGCAAAGTAAGATGCTTTGGTTATCATCCTGCAAAATCAACTAATCAAGTTCCAACTGAAGATTTGCCTTTTGCTTTAACTATTCATCCGTTAAATACTCCAAACTTATACGGAACACCTAGAATTGGTGAATGGGTTTTTGGTTTCTTCTTGGATTCTATGTCTGCACAAGAGCCAGCAATTTTAGGATATCTTCCTGCAATTCCACAAGCCGCGGCAGAGTATTTTGGCACAAAACCTAGTTTAACTAGAAACTTTGCTAACGTTGCTAATACAAGAGATGTTTTATGGGATGTAAACAATGCATCGATTCGAATTGCAAATAACAGTAATATAACAATTCAGTCTTCTAACAATACTGTTATAACTTCAACTAAAAATTTAACGTTGACTGGAAATAGTAGCTTAACTTTCTCTGACAGTAAAAATACCACTACGCTTGATGCACTACTTTTAAGAGTAAAAGCAATTGAGAACAGATTGAATGCACCAACAAAAACATTAGTACCTAATACATCAATCACAGTTATAACAAATATCTAAAATCACAGTCTACACAGTAATATAACATACTGTCAAGCAAATGTCAATACTTTATAAGGAAATAATAATGACGAATCACGAAAACTTAGTAAATTTATTTGAATCATATCTTGCAGAAAGCGCAAAGTTTGACGAAAAAGGAAATAAAGCCGCAGGAACGAGAGCAAGAAAAGCATTAGCAGAGTTCACCAAAGCCGCAAAAGAGCGAAGAAAAGAGATCCAAGACGCTAAAACGGTAGAATAACATACATAAATAAAAGAAAAAAATGGCCGATATTATTTTTTACAAAGATTTACCATTAGATTTCACACCTCATCCTGTGACTGGTGACGTTCGTCCCATCACAAATGAAGTCGCAATTAGAAGGTCTTTGACAAATTTAATTAATACGACAAAAGGATCACGTCCATTTTTTCCTGAGTATGGTAGTAGTGTTAAAAAGTATTTGTTTTCTGTAAATAGTGAATTTACACTTTACGAACTTAAAGACAGTCTTAAGCGAGACATTGAAAAACATGAAAGACGCATAACACTAACAAATATACTAGTAGATTATTCAGATGATGGGTTTGATATCAAATTAGAATATGTGATTAGAAATGCTTCTGGCATTTCAAGTTTACAAACAACAGTCAAAAGGACAGCATAATGGCATCGGACAATAATTTGAAAATAGATGCATTAGATTTTCAAGGAATCAAAACCAACTTTAAATCTTATTTGCAATCACAGGATCAATTCAGAGATTATAACTTTGAAGGTTCTGGTCTTAACGTTTTACTTGACCTATTAGCTTATAACACATACTACAATTCATTCTACCTCAACATGGTAGCCGCTGAAGCATTCTTGCCAACTGCACAAAAAAGAAATTCTGTTGTTAACTTAGCAAAGTCTTTAAACTATACACCACGTTCAGTTACCTCTGCATCTATTAGCGGAACTGCAACATTGACACTTACTAGTTCTCCAGTAAGTATAACTATTCCTGCATACACTTCTTTTACGGGAACTGTTGATGGTGTTACATACAACTTCTTAAATACCAGTTCAGTTATCGTATCACCAACAAGTGGTGTTTATAGTTCTGCTATGTCTCTCAGAGAGGGACAATATATCAACAGAAGATATACTGTAAATTTAAATGATCCAGATCAAAGATTTTTAATTCCAAACGTAAACGTTGATACATCAACATTGACTGTTAGCGTTTTAAATTCTTCAGTTGATAGCACGACACGAACATTTTCAAAAGTCACTAATTTAGTTGAAGTCACATCTACAACTAGAGTATATTACATTGAAGAAGTTGAAGATGGCGAATTTGAAATTAAATTTGGCGATGGTGTTTTTGGTGTAGCGTTAGATGCGGGCAACATTGTTGTGCTTGAATATCTTGTGTCTAATGGTGCTTCAGCAAATGACATTGAGTCGTTGACATATGCAGATGCAATTGCAGGCGTGACAACAATTGACTTTGTTGCATCAGATCCAGCCGCTGGTGGTGCAGACAGAGAAACAGTCAGTAAAATTAAATTTAACGCACCAAAAGCATATGAAGCACAGAATCGTGTGGTAACAGCCGAGGACTATAAAACTCTAATGTTACAACAAGCGACAGTAGATTCTTGCGTTGTGTGGGGTGGTGAAGACAATGATCCGCCAACATTTGGAAAAGTATTCATTGCAATCAAGCCAGCAACTGGCGATGTTCTGACTGCAACAGAAAAACTCAATTTAATTAATTCGGTAATTAAACCTAAAAAAGTTTTAACTATATCTACAGAAATTGTTGATCCCGAATACATTTATATTATTGTTGATACGACTGTGAAGTATCAGTCCGATGCAACAATATCAACTTCGGGTGAAATCGAACAACTTGTAATTGACACAATTAAAGCATACAATACAGATGAGATCAATCAATTCTC